ATACAAACTATATGTTTTGACTGTTGGTCTCTGTCTATATCCGCCTCCACCAGTATCCAATAACAGAAATGATATTGGATGAACAGAAAATTCAGAATATGTGGACACATTTCGAACAGTGGATGCTTCTATCTGTGCTATGGTTGCTGTCGATCCATGCAACAATGTTACTGTCATCGTTGACACGTTGACATTTCGCGTATTTGCTGTGTCTACTAAACTTATAGTTGCTTTTGCTTCTTGGTCAAGAGATGGTGCATCTACAAAACCACCTTTAAAATCCACAATTGATGTTGGTGTATCAGCAAATAAATCATCCGAAGGATTTCTAAATCCAAATCCACCATCTGTGATAAAAAGATTTTCTACGCCGCCGCTTGTTGTTTCTCCAACATATGCAATCGCGCCAACCGGATTATTTGCCGTCGGATTCAAACCACCAACAATAGTTACAGGATCACCCTCAACAAATCCCGCTGACGTAAATGTGCCGCCGGTATAAAATGCGCCACGGAATCTAGGATCAATTTTTATTTCAGATAGTGATCCAATGAGTCTAGAATTAACCGTAACATTTAAATTTGTTATTGGATCGATATAGTTTGCAACTATAGTTTCGCCCGTATCAAATAATCTTTTGACGTTTGACACATACAACTCAATGTATGTGATACCCAACTGTCTATCAACAGACTGTGTGACTTTTTCAACAATCGCGGTGGCTTTAGATGTTTGTCCAACAATCAGAGTATTTTCTATGTTGAAAATATTCAAGTCGTTTGTGTCTACACGCAGCGCCAGCGGAAGAACCCATTTACCATCAGATGCAATTAAAATTTCATCTTTGGGATAATAAATGTCAATGTTTTCGTTGAACAAGGCTCTGAACAAAAATTTTATAGAGTCTTGTGTACCACTTGACTTATAAAATTGCGTGACCAACTTCAGAAACAGTCTTTTATCTGAGACTACTTCTTGTGGAAAATATGGCAACAAATCATTTTTTAACTTATCTAGATAGTACTCATTCGCTTCATCAATGTCTTTAGATAGTTGAAGTTGATTTATACCACTAGAAACATTTTGCTGTGTCTCCAACCATTCATAATATTTCTCAAGGAATGTTACGAATACAGGATAGTCATTTCTAACAAAGTCGGGTAATTGTGTTCCGACAATTGTTGATGTTTTTACGTTTGTCATTGTTATATCGCGACAGTTTTGACTGTAATACTTGTTGGATCATCCGCATCCAGGACCAACATCTTATCTAGCTTAGATTGGATGATCTTTATTCCTGGTCTAATGTGTACCATAATGTCGCCAAAACTATTGTTCACAGCAATAGGATTAAATGCCTCAATTGCTATTTTACCTAACTGATAGTCGATTGTGCCAACAACGCCATTGTTTCTGTTAGCATTTAGCACAATTTTGGTGCTCTGACTACTTGTTGCATCTGTTCTATAGTAAGCAATTCTCACTTGACCATATCTACCCTGTAAAACACCTAGTCCTGATGCTAATCTTCCGCCCCCACCTATTATTTGAACAGCAACGGATGTGTATCCTATACCAGGATTCGTAACATTAATCTCAGTAACTTTACCGTTCACGACAACCGCAACAGCTTTGGCTCCTGTGCCATCACCAATAATTGTTACTGTTGGTGTTGATGTGTATCCAAAACCCGTGTTCGTAATTGTGATTGATTCTAGTCCTGAGAAAGATGATGGCACTTCCTCAAAGAAACACTGTCTCTGTACGTCCGTTTCATCTAATAAAGTGAAGTCGGGTGAGGAATAGAAATTGTCATCGGTTGTTCCACGTGCTAACTCTAGTCCAAAATCCAAAACATAGTTGTTGGTTTGTGTCAGACTTGGTCTAAACTTCTTAGCAACAAACGCTTCAACCTCATTTGAAATAATGGCTTTATCATATGCATCAATTGCAGTCTCAAGACCTGAATATCTAAAATAGCTGTTGAATTGATTCAAGTTTATATTGCAGTAATTTTGCATTACTGTTTTTGTACCAACAATCAATTCTGAGTCTGATTTTATGGTTTTTGTTTTGTCGTAGTAAACGACAGCTTCAAGTTTTAGGAAGTTGTAGTTTACATCAACAATTTCCGGATCAACGGTCAATATACTAATCGGACGTATGATATTCTGTGTTACAAAGTCTTTTTCGGTTTGCGTTACCTCAAAGCCTAATTTTGGCTTTGCAGCAATGAACACTTTGCCGAAAACTGGCGGCTCATTTTCTTCTCCACCCCATACGTTCACTGCTTCAAAAGCTGGATATTTTTGTTGAATGATTCTAATGTAATCATTCTTGGTGACAGCGCGATTCTGTGATAGAAGACTTAGTGGTGCAGCAAACTTTATCTGGTCCACAGTCTCCCTGTTGTTACCGCCTGAAGCAGCTAACTGGGAATTCACTATGATGGAACTCAATCCACTGATCGGAGTTGTTGAGATAAAATTGTTAGACTTGTTCGCAGCTTCACCATTAGTTAACAAATACTGAACATCAACTACACCACCATCGGGTAACTTTTTACTCAAAACGTTGTCACCAAAATAAATTTGGTACTGGGCGTTGTTTCCCTCTTGCAGATAATACACAGTGGAATTAGCAGATAAACCGAGTGCGTCTGTTGCAATTGTATATACTGTACTGTCTGAGTTTGCTGATGACTGTCTCACACTTACAGTCAAAGTTGATGTGTCAACATTGCTGTCAGGAATACTAAAAATTTGTCTTGGATTACTTGAATAACTGTTCGTATATGAATACTGAACATACTGTCCTTCGTATACAGGAATATTACTGAATACGAAATTTTGCCCCGTCTTAGTCGCCGTATGTGATGTTAGAGTAACAAAACGATACGAAACTCCGTCCAACTGTGATGACAGTAGAACATAGCCTTTAGGAATTGTCAAACTTCCTGGTGTGGCATTGTCTGTCTGTACAGTGATGTTGACTATGGCCATCGGCGCTTTTACTGATCTTGGTGTATAACCAACCCGCTTTGCATGAGATACTACAGAATTTCTAAGTGACGCACTGTCCAAGAATGACTCGTTAGCAATCATATTCAGATAGTATGAGTTATAGTGTGTGTTGTATGCCAGAACATCCAATAGAACATTCAGCCCTGAACCCTCAAAATCATAGTCTTGAAATTCAGATTGTTGTCTTAGAAAGTTTCTAAGATTATTTTTTATAGAGTCAAAATCTAACTCTGTTACGTTTAGACGATCAGCCATTTTACCTGTCTCGCTGTAGGAAGAATTGTATTGTTATCGGTTCTGTTCTGTTGATTATTGTGAACGTCATGCCGACACTGTATGTGTTATTATCATAATTTGGAGACACAGATACTTCATCAACTGTAACTCTCGGCTCATAGTTTCTCAATGTCTCTACGATAGCTCGTTTGAGTGCTGATGCAGTGATAGTGTCCATTGGTTCAAACAACAGACTTCTTACACTTGAACCGATTTCCGGTTGAAACAGCCTCTCATACCGAGAGGTTGAAATTAAATTTTTCACTGAGTTGATAACCGCCATATCATCAACATGTTTGTTGACGTCCTTTTTTATAGGATGTTTGGTGAATGCCAAATCCAGGTCTTTGTACTGTCTTGTTGTTTTTGCGACTAATGTTGCCATGGCTTATTTATCAGGTGTTTGCTGAGATTTTTTGCTTATATTCATCTGTTCCTATCAAAGTATTGATCAAAAAGGATTGTGTATTTCCTACGTTCTCCAACTTATCAATACGACTGTAATCTTCAAGTAAGATTGATCCTTGCCTGAAGAAATTCCAATCATGGAGTCTACGTGTACTTAACATTCCACTAGCAGTTTGTATGTGTGAAACTATCAAATTTGCAGCAGATGAAGTAATGTTCGACATTACGTTTCCACCTCCGTCCAAATATATTGATGAATTTAGCGTTGGATAGTCACCTGTGATAATTGTCAAATTTGCTGCGATTTCGTCACCTATAAACAGGCTTGTCATATTGCCCAATACAGGTGATGAGTCTTGAATACCATCTGTGTTATTCAATAACATCAATAAATCTTGTCCTAGCTGGACAGCAGAATCATAGTCCGGATACTCAATAACTGGAGAACCATCTTCAGGAACAGTAGCTTCCGCTTTTGTTACACCTGCAACATTTGATGTGTGTTGTTTGAATAAGAATATTTCCGTCAAAAGTGTATTCGCTGATGATGATAGTGCCGCACCATTTGCTGTATCATATGCAGTAATAGTCAGCATAACATTATACAAATTTTGCGTGCTAGACTGTAGTTGATTACACACATTCAGAACAGGATTTTTGTAGTAATTTGTTGTGATGATTGTGCCGTTAGCGAGATCATTTTTTTGCCATGTCTCTAGTGACACTGGTTGTGTGTTTAAAAAGTCTTTTGTATTGTCGCTCAGAAAAATTGCGTCACCAAACTTACCTGTGTCAAAACTGAAACTCAATCTGTTGAATACGTTTGCGCCTGCCATTCAAATCTCCATTATAACATTTTACGCAAAGGTGTGGACGTTGGCCCCTTTGGCGATTTGTGAATATGTGTGTTGTATTGTGTTCGCATAGTCATCATTGTGCTAAGAACATCTTTTACCATAATGCCTTGTATCAGTGGTGCTTTCACAGATACTCCTGCTGTGATATTTGTTGCCACAGTCGCAGACAATGGGGTTGCCACAGGAAATCCAATAGCTAGTCCACCCAACTCAGAAACAAATCCTAGCGGACCTGCTGTAACCTGTGTACCCGCTTGAACTTTAGTCAGTGCTGAAATAATATCAGCATATGCTGATCCAGCCACGTTTAGGTCGCCGGAAATGTAAACTTCATCGGGTAAGTTGAAATATATGGAACCCGCCGGTAATGCATCAGCCGGATTGCCACAGTTGAACGACATATCTTCATATGATTGGCGAACACTATTACCAACAACTGTTTGTGTGTAATTGCCGCGCACTTCTTGAATAAGATTGCCGTCTATTCTCTCATACTTATCACCCTTGACATGCACGATTGAATCGCCGTCAATCGTAATGTTACACACACCTTTTATCAAAACATTGTTTTTACCTGCGACAATCTCATAGTTATCACCAATAACTTTTGTCACCAAGTCGCCATTGGACTGCATTTCAAAGAATGTTCCGACACCGCCTGTTTTTGCGCCACCGTGTTGTATGCGAATGCGCTCACGATTCTTGGTATCATCCATTTCAAATGAATGACCTGATGTAGTTACTGTTGCGCGATTGAATGGATAAACGGGCGGATTTTCCACACTCGCTTCCGATTCCGGTTCTGTCCAGGAGTTATCTGATTCTGGTTTTGTTGTCATATCAATTCAATTTTAGTCCGGCTATAGGATCTTTCAATGACGTAATCACTGTCACTGTTGCTGCTGCTTCTGTTGCTGCTGCTACCGCGTTGTTTACTGTAGTCAGTGCTGACGATGCAACATCTTTTACTGTACTTGCAATATCTCGTATGTCGGATACAATTGATGATTTGCCTGTAGGTGTGAATAAATCTGTGAATGATTTTGTTAATGATTGTTGCAATTCCGTCAAACAGTCTTTCAATAAAGCAAGTGCTTTTGCTGGCAACGACAATATCCACTGAATCATTTGCTGAACTTGTGTTACAAATCTACTAAAGACTTCAATAGCATTATTGACCTCATCCAATATTTTTTTGATTTTTTTAGCTTCAGCTTTGATCGCTTTTGCTAGTTCAGTTAATCTTGAACTCACTCCGTCTGGTGTAAAACCCAATGCTAGTAAAACTGCACGAATTGTTTTTCTGATAGCCTCAACAATAACACCATACTGCATTTTTACCCAAGTCGCTGCGCGACTCATTTCTGCTGAAATATCACAAACATGTGCTCTGTTATTGTTTGCAATATTGGTAGTTGTTCCATTCATATTACCACGAATATTGGGCGCTGTCGTTGGCTGACCAGGTACATCCAGTGCAACGGCGGCAGCTTTTTGTGGCATCAACTCCCGCTGCTGTGGAGTCAATTGTGGTGAAAATCCTGTTGTGTTATTCGTTGGAGGTGTTATACCATTTAGTGAACCAGTGACAATCGGTTTTTGACCATTTGAACCGTCAAGAAAGAAACCTGTAACCCAATCACCCGGCATGGCATCAATACTTCTATTTGTGTCTGACAATGGAAGTACTGTTTGTGCCCATGGCAGTGAGTCTGATGGAATGGCATTCAAGTCATCTGTGTGCCATCCGATGATGCGAACCTGTAAACGGCCGAGCTTGAGTGGATCAAAGACGTTTTCAACAACGCCTATCCACCAAACATAGCCATTCATTCCTGCGTAATTGTTTTCCATATTATGATGCGCTCACCTGTTCTTGAGTATTTTGATAAATTCTACCTCTGTTTGTGGAATCTGTAACAACTTCCATAACAGTTTCGTGCTTTTGGTATGTTATGATATGTCTAGTCGCAACGATCAAATATTTTCCATCAAGAGAATGATCTGTGTTATCTGCGCCTTTTGCTTTTTCGGATCTTGCTGGCAATCTCAAATTTGCGGTCAATCCTGAAGTCAAGTCGAAGTTGCCTGGCATGACAATCTTCATTCTCAGATTCATTAAGTTTTGCATCATTGCTTCTCGTTGCAGTAGATAGTTATATGTATCATCTTCCAAATTAGCTAGTGTGGGATCATTTTCCCTAACGTATGGATCGTTTGATGAGAATGCTGTGATCGGATACAAAATTCTTTTTGAGCCAAACATTTCAGTATTTTTGAATCCTTGCTTGTTTGTTATTGATCCTATGTTAGCTGTTTTATTTGCATGATTTGATTTCTTGTACAATGAGTCAAAATCAACAATTTTATTTGCAACAGTTCTGGTGTTGATATCAAAACCGATAAATGTTCCTGCATAAACACCAGCTTTGATGTTTTTGTTCATATCAAACTGCGTCACAACTTCATAGTGCATTGCACCCATAAGTTCACCACTAGGATCAGATAAATTCTTTGGTTGAAAATTTATATTGTGGACTGCAGGTCTAGCTAATAATGTTGATGTTGTTACAAAATTATAGCCTAGCTTGTTCTCAAAGAATAAAAAAGTAGGCGACATTTTATCATTGACTGCACGTTTTGTACAAAAATCTATGGCTTCAAACGGTGTCTTGTTTGGAATTACAACACTTCTAATTCCGTCAGATGCCTCAAGCATGGCAATATCTCTATCAACTACACTCAAATAGTTGTTGAGTATCTTTTTAGTGATGTTTGCATATGTGTCTTTGAATGCTTGCGATATTTTAATTTGTTGTGACAATATAAATTCGTCAGAAACAAAATGTAGTAAATATCCTTCCGAATTTAAATTCAGTGACTTTCTTGAGCTTTGCTTGTAGATACGAAATGACTTTTTGATTTGTGCAGCATCTGATGTTTTGCCCATATCAATCAGAAGAATTTCTGAGCCATCAAATGATAGCTTGTTGGACAATCCAAACGCATCATTGATCAAAATTGTGCCAGTCATTGCTGGGTTAAAAATGCTATCAAAAATGTTCAATTCCTCAAACATATCTGTAACATCTATAGGACCCAACTTAGAAATTATTTCCAGCTTATTGATTATGTACTGCGAACTCTGTACAATCTTATTATCAGCCATTACTCATAACCCTCACAAATTCATCCTGTATTGTTGAGACATATTCAGGCTTCATGATCTTGATGTTTCGCTTATCATCATTCAGTTCCAATTCATAATCATAATATGAAAGAACCGTCTTATCGATGCTCACACGCAATTCATATCCATCAGCAAGTGTGTATGTTGACGTAGACGTTTGAACGTTTGTGTATGTGTTTGCATCAATTTGAATCTTGTCCACTGTTTTTTGTCCGGTGAGTGTCAATGTTCTGGTTTCAATTTTGTAGTATGAATGATTATTCGACTTGGCCCACTGGTACCCCGTTGTGCTTTGTGATATGCCATTGTTTGCATATTTCTCTTCAATGTATGACGCAAATGTTCTGCTGTCCATTGGCCAATCAGCTTTAGGATCAACAATGTTATTCATTTTCATAATTAGCCAGTGTTGTTCAACATCACCATAAAATTTATGGGCGATGATCTCCGGCGTTTCGCCCTCAGGAACTGTGTACTCATAATACAGAATTGTATTATTCAGTGTACTCTCGTCTAATGAAAATGTGGTTGTTAGATTCGTTATGGTGTCTAGTGCTCTAGGATCGCCTAGATTATAAACTGTTTTTGGAAAATATGAGAAAAACTTAGCCATTATACTTTCCTAGTTTTTGCACGATTAGATTCGTCTTGATAGTTGAATTTTGTCATAATTTCCAATTCACGGAAAGACAAGTTCACTCGCATTGCAACTGGCATACCTGTTGATCCCATTTTCGGTGAATTTACACCAGGAACTTCGTATGCTCTAAATCCATTAGGTGCATAGTCGATACTAATTGAAGTCAATGCACACGTTGATATTTTGGGAATGTTTGGATTTACTTCGCCGTTATAATAAAATTCTATATCAAATTCTGATGGAGGAACCATGAAGTATCCTGCACTACCTGTCAGTATTTCAGGTGCTTGATGAAATCTCAGGCGCTGTACGATCTTTTGCACTTCCTCGGCTTCTTTCTCACTGCGAGGATAAAACATAAATTCAAATGCGAATGCGCGAAATTCCGGACTTGAGTATATGAGTTCCAGTTGTGGATTTTTAACTGCACCAAAAAGTGTGGCCAAGGCCGCGCGTGTGGAGTTTTCTCCAAGAAGAGGACTTAACCTATTGGCAATAAAATCGCCGATAAATGGTGATGCATTTTTGCCCAAACCTCTAGCGTCAAATTTATCTCCCGATGCAGCATCTGATAAAATGGATACACCTGCCGCTGCCAGTGCAGCATTTTCACCACCCATAGCTAATTGTGAAAAAGTCTGTTCATCAGTGAACGCTAATGTATCTGGCATATAGAGCGCAATACTATCCGTCGTTCTTTTTGTTGTTCGTAAAAAATTGGAATTATCTATTTGTCCTACACCTTCAGCAAAACCCGCCGCAAATTCCTTCAAGCCCTCAGGAGGAAGATTTTTTACATTATCTGCAATTGCGCTAGAATATGATTCCGGTACGAATTTGTTTATTATGTCTCTTCCTGTTCCAGCAACTTGACCAAGTAGATCGGTTACTTTATCAACTACCATTCTTCCAGCTCCGCCGAGATTTGTGGCTCCGGTTTGTGCTTGAAGTCCTTCGCGATTTTTTTGTATTTGTGACTTAGGATCATTCCTGTCAAGATTCGATACATATGATGTTTTATCTTGGACATGCACATGAATTATCATATAATGACCTTTGTCCGTATTGCCAAGATCGGATGGATATCTCAATAAGTTTGGTCCATACTCATTCAATGATTTGTTGTTTGGATTGTTTATCCATCCACTTGAATCCAGTTTTTTATATGCAATATCGGTTAGATTGAAAAGTGCCATGTTTATCCTATAGTTTGACTACATATTTATATGTCCTACGGTAAGAATACTTATAAGGGTCGATTCACCCCACAGAATCCTAAAAAATACAACGGTAATTCCGAGAATATCGTTTATCGGTCTTCATGGGAACTGCGATGTATGAAATGGTTTGACGATCATCCAGATATCATTTGGTGGTCATCCGAGGAGTTGGCTATTCCTTATGTATCGCCAGTTGATGGTAAAAGACACAGATACTTTCCAGATTTTATCATAAAAGTGCAGCGAAAAGACGGAACGGTCATGACTCATGTGATTGAGGTCAAGCCATTTGCACAAACCCAGCGTCCTGTTCAGAAAAAGAAAACCAGGCGATTTCTTCAGGAAGCAGCAACATACGCTATAAATCAAATGAAATGGAAAGCTGCGGATGAATTCTGTCATACACATGGATGGAAATTCCAGATACTGACAGAAAAAGAATTAGGTATTTCGTGAATAAATAGACCATGGCATATCTACTAGACAGAATAAACGCACAATTAGCAAAGACGGGCTACAAAGCACGATCTCAGCAAGCTAGGACTTGGTTGCAATCCAAGATTGGTGATCTACGAGCAACACCACATAAATTAGCAAAATCCCGAGAAAGGTCCGCAACAAAGAGTCTTGTTGGTAAACTGTACTTCTTCTACTATGATCCTAAAACGAAAGATAAGCTGCCATATTACGACAGGTTCCCCTTGGTTTTTCCAATTGAACTATACCCAGACGGTTTTTTAGGGCTGAATTTACACTACATTCACCCAAAGCAGCGTATCATTCTATTAGATAAATTGTCAGAATTGGCTACAGATAAGAGATTTGATGATAGAACAAGATTGAAATTGTCATATCAAACACTATCATCATTCAGTCGTTTGTATGAGGCTAGCCCATGTATCAAGCGATATCTAGGAAGTCATGTTCAAGGACAATTTGTGGAAATTTCAGCAAGTGAATGGGACATTGCTGCGTTGCTGCCAGTTGAACAGTTTGAAAAAGCAAATAAAAATAAAGTCTGGGCAGACTCACGAAAGAAAATGTAATGTCATTTTTACCACAGTTATTCCTCTCAAACATAAAGGCCAAAGATGGTCTTGCACGCCCGAACAGATTTCAGGTCATTCTTCCTATTCCACAATATATCGGAAACTATATTGAAAATGGCTTGATTGAGCAACTATTGAATTTTCCAAACTCAGTGTTCTCTGATATTACAACTAGGGTTCAGGGTGCTTCAAACAGTCGTTCATATAATCCTACGATTTCACGATATCTGGCACTACAGTGTGAGTCGGCCGAGTTGCCGGGCAAAAGTGTCGCGACTGCTGACGTTAGCATATATGGTCCAATATTCAAAGTTCCATATCGCGCAATGTATGAAGATATCAATCTGACTTGGATATGTACAAACGAATTCTATGAAAGAAAACTGTTTGATAAATGGCTAGAGGCCATGGTGCCAAATGATACACACAATGCACGTTTTTCACAAGGTGAAAAAACACGATTTACTACAAACATCAAGATTGTGCAGTATGACGATTTCATCAAGCAAATCTATGCAGTTGAATTGATTGATGCATTTCCAGTTGCTGTGGCACCACAAACATTGAATTGGGCCGATGACGGATTTCATCGCCTTTCAGTTCGTTTTGCATACACCAGCTACAAAACAATATATGAAGGTGCTTATGATTTGGCTGCAGCCACTGCCGCGCTGCTAGGTTCAGGCATCAGTGGAGTACCTATATCCGCAGTATTGAACACACAGGTCCGCGGAACAGCGGAAGCGATAAGAAGAATTTTTTGATTATTTGGAGATACTATGTTACCTAAAATTGATGTGCCGATTTATGAAATAACTTTACCACTACTACAGAAGAAAGTAAAGATTAGACCATTTCGTGTAAAAGAAGAGAAGATTCTTCTAATGGCAATGGAGTCGGAAGATGACGCTGCTGTACTGCTTGCGATTAAACAGATTGTAAACAACTGCTGTGTTGATGATATGGATGTGGATTCACTTCCTGTTTTGGATTTGGAGTATATGTTTCTCCAACTTCGTGCAAGATCAATTGGTGAAATCATTGATCTCCAGTATCGTTGTAATAACGATGTTGATAGTGAGGATGGAATTAAAAAATGTAACAACATCATCAAACTAAGTTTCAATGCGCTTGAAGTTGAGCCTCAGACTGAGGAAGGTCACAAGAAAGAGATACAGTTGACGCCAAAACTAGGCGTTGTAATGAAGTATCCTGATTTTAAGTTAGTCAACAAGTTATCCAATCTTTCCGAAACGGAGATGATTGCAAAAATGGTTGCTGGATGCATAGATTACATTTTTGACAGTGAATCTGTTTATTATGCAAAAGATGCATCCGATGCTGAACTTGTTGATTTTGTTGATAGTCTGACTAGAGAACAGTTTGAAAAGATACAAGAATTTTTTGATACCGTACCCAAAATGAAGAAGAACTTGACATTCAAGTGCTCCAAGTGTGGATACGAGGAAGAGTTGGTGTTGGAAGGAATACAAAGTTTTTTCGGATAACCTTTCGCCACGATAGTTTGGCGAATCACTATCAAACAAACTTTGCGTTGATGCAACACCACAAATATTCATTGGGTGACTTGGAAATGATGGTACCATGGGAAAGAACAATTTACATAACCATGCTCATGCGCCACATTGAAGAAGAGAATGAGAAAATAAAGCAACAAATGCAGAATAGAAGAAAATAAAATGGCAACTTTCACCGATATTTACAAACAAGAACTGAAGGGTAAGGGCGTACTCAACTCTCTTGGAACGGCTGCACTCAAGCGCACCCGCGAGAAGCTGGATATTAGAAATATGCTTTTCGGTGGAAGTGGCGCTATCGCAGCAACAGGACAAAAAGTATTCGGTAAAGGATATCAGGCAATAGAGAAGGGTGGATCCACCGGAAAAGCTGTATCAGAAAACATCGGCACACAATCTATCGCCATGGATCAGTTGTTGGTGTCTGCGCAAAAACAAGAGGCTCAGCTATCCATAATTGCTAAAAACACAATGAATAGCAATGCCATGGCCAGAGACATGAATGTGACTCGACAGAATATCATGAAGTTGGTAACTATGGGTGGTGGAAAAGCCAGTCGTGGTGCTGATATGTTTTTCAAGGACGCGGCCGCAAGAGAATCTGCGTATGAATCTCAATTTAAAAAAGGCAGAGAAAAACAAACAACACCAACACCAGTAGCTGAGAAAAGTAAATCTGGTGGAATGTTAGCGATGTTTGGTGGAATTGCAACTGCGATTGTTGGAACAATTAGAAGTGCGTTAGGTGGTATACCTGATCTCCTGAAAAGCATATTCTCCGTTGACAATCTTTTGAAAATGTTTGGAATAGCTGGAAACGTCATCAGTGGATTTGCAAAGTTGCTGCCTATGTTGGTCAGTCCAGCATTTTTGGGTATCATTGCTGCGGTTGCAGGAGCAACTTGGTTGATGAAGTGGTTAGAAAGTAAAAATGACGAAGCTAACACTCAAGAAAAAACAGATTTGAGGGTAGCACAAGATCGCGGCAGTCAATCATCTAAACTCGCAGCAAGAACGTTACTTATAAATGATGATTTAAAGTCTCTACTTGCTAAAGATAGAACTGATCAGGATGTTTCAGATTATACCAGAGGTGAAATAAAAACTAAACAAGAGTTATCCGCTGCTATTGCATCTGCCGAAGCATCTGGTCAAAAATCCATCACAATAAAAGATTCACAAGTTCAGTCTGAAACACAACAAAAACTGAGTCAGCAAGCACAACAATCCATGGATGATGGTTCATATAGTGCGGTGGAAGCTAGACGTTTTGGTGTAAAGCCTGAATCGTTATCTCCAACATCAGTAAACACTGATTCTGATGGTTCATTCAAAAACAAGGATGACTTTATCAAGGCAATGTATCCTCTCGCTGTCAAAGCAGCCGAGGCTTTAGGTGGAATTGATCCAAATGCTTTATTAACACAGTGGGGTTTTGAAAGCGCATGGGGACAGAAAGTTTCAGGAAAGCATAATTATTTTGGAATCAAGGCAGACAAGAGCTGGACGGGCGACAAAAAAGATGTAATGACACATGAATTTGTGGCCGGGCAAAAAATTAAAATACCACAACCATTCAGATCATACAGTAGTCCAGAAGAAGCGGTTGATGATTACGTAAAATTTTTGAAGAATAATAAGAGATACACCAAAGCTGGTGTATTCAATGCCAAAACATCATCAGAATTTTTCACAGCATTACAGAGTGCTGGATATGCGACTGATCCGAATTATGCAAGTAAGCTAACGGCTGCAACTGCAAGTACAGCAAGCAAAACCGCAAGTTTAATGCCAGTTGCTCCATCAACTGGTCCAAACTTGGCGCAAGGAAGCACCACAATGGCTGCAATGACCCGTGATATGAATGTTGCTCAAGCACCGAATGTTGTAGTGAATGCACCACAGACGAATGTTGCATCAGGTAAAGCACCATCTGCACCAGTTGCATCAGCAACAAACGTGGATGCCCTGGAGTTGTTCTTCAGGGCCGCCATGTAAAAATCCCGCACTAGGCGGGATTCAAACTCAGAGTTTAGTCAGCTTCTGCTAACGACTTGAAGTAGTCCAAGTCATCGTCATCAGTTGTAGAAGCAACAGGAGCAGGTGCACGAACTGGTGCTACGCGAGTTGCTGTTGGTAGCTCAACGTCCTCTGCGCGAGTAGCAGGAACGATATCACCTTCATAACCAAGAACTTTATCAAGACGAGCTTTCAATTGATCAAACGACTTGAAGTTTTTCTTCTCAACAAACTCTTTCAGTGAATGTTCTTTGTTGTAGATTGTTTCCAACTTAGCTTCATCATCAGACAACGCACCTTGTGTGGCGAATTCTGATTTGTCATAGTTGCGATAACCTTCAACGTTACGAATCTTCATCTTGAAGTTTGCACCTTCCCAGAGATCAAATGGATTCAATGGTGTTTCGTCAGCGAATTCAGGATTCATTGCTTCAGAAATCTTATCAAAGATTTTCTTACCGAACTTGAACAGACGAACAGTTCCATCATTCTCAGGATGTGCTGGATCGGAGACCACATAGATGTTTGCGAGATAGCTCAAACGGCGCTTTTGTTTACGAACAATATCCTTGTTCGCTTCAACGCCAGAGTTCCACAATCCACTATTGTGCTCACAGACTGGGCACTTTTCACCAACAGTTGTCAAGCAATTGTCAATGAACCAACCGCCAGGACCTTGAAAGCCGTGATCAAAACGGCGAACCCATGGCAGACCATCTTCACCATCAACACCAGGAGCAGGCAAGAAACGAATTGTAGCCATGCCGTTGCCGGACTTGTCTACAGTCGGTTGCCAGAATCGGGTGTCATCTTTGGACCCGGCTTCTGCTGTTTGTGTGGTGGATTCAATAGCCTTGGTGAGAGATTCCAGGCTTGCGCGATTGCGCTTCAGATTTGCGAAAGACATAGTATTTTCCTTGTATAAATTGTATTACGTTGTATGTTTTTGTCCACAGTGTTCATTATATCATTTATATAGTCACACTGCAATACGATTTTTGAGCATCATCAGTGTATTACCAATCTCTTTGTGAAGAATACCAACGCCACCGGCTGCATTAAATGCTTGGATAACGTCAGATGTATCGTCCACTAGGATGGTATTTGGTGTTGCATACCCAGCTTTATTCTTACGACCTGCGACTACATTTGGCTTCCACATGCCGAGTCCATGATCATTTAGCCAGACAGTTTTTTGTCTGGCAACTTCATTGTGGTTTTTTACACCACCAGATGAAGTCAGAATCTCAATGGGCAGGCCTGTCGCTAGACATGCTTCTACCAATTCGTGTGCTCCGGGATACCAGTCAAGTGTCTCAAATTGCTTTGTTACAATGAAATCGTCCCAGTGCAAATTGAATTCTTTTCTGTCACGCATTGAACCAGGCAGTTCATTGTACAGTTCAAAGTATCTGCGTTCAAAGTTACACAGCACACCGTCCATGTCCAAGTAGATTTTTTCAATCATTTCAATTCATCCAATGCATATATCTTATACAACTCACGATTGAATTGTATAAACCGTTCATATTTTACCAGCTTCCTGTAGACTGTAGGCCAGCGAATGTCGTCATTGATTTTGCGTTCCCACATTGGCAAGAAATTCATAAATGAATTCAAAATGCACAATGTTTCAATAGCTATTACTTTCTGCAAAGCCATTGTCAACAGTTCAGGATATTCACCTGTTGTTTTGAGTAGTGCGTTGGTATCACCAGATTCACCAATCACAGCACAATCATTTTTGAATGTGTAGCTCAGTGATTGGATCGTAGCCATTCTCTTCATGTGAATCTCATTGGATTCATCTTCCAACAAAGTTCCAGCCCAAGCATTTTCATTGTGCATCAATACTGAAATAACAAACTGACGGAAATCATCATGGTTGTATTTACGAGACAACTTGTAAAAGTGAAACTTATCTCTGCGGCGCTCAAAAGTTTCAATTGAAATGTTACACTTACCATTGTACTTGAAATAGTCGTAACTATCCGAGGTAAAGTGCAATTTCAATACATGAAAAAGTGAGAATGCTTCGTATCCGGTCATCATATGGGTAGTCGTGAAGATTTAGGTATCATATTCAACTCTTCAGCAACGAGGGCTAGTTTTGCTTTTAGCTCCTTGTTGACTAGAGTTGACGCTAGTTCAATTTCCATACCAGTCATGTTACAATACTCAATGATTGCTTCCATGTAGTTATAGCTAGTTCCCTCAACAAGAGCTTCAATCTCTTGTTGGAACTTGTGCATTTCGTCTTTTGTTGGCATTACTTGACGATGGTTTCATACAGTTGTTCAAACTGCTCATGTGTTGCGACTTCTTCATCATAGTTCTGTTTGTGATAAACTTTGATCATGCGATTGATGATGCGCTTAGGCAACTTCAAGTCTTCACACACTTTAGAAACAGCTTCTTTGATGAAGTCTTTTTCTCCGCCGATGCGAATCATGGAGTTGGAACATTCCTGAATTGCATCTAGCAATTTCTTGCGATCAGCTTCACTGGAAATTTGATTGATTGAAAATTGTTGTACAGCCATAATATACTCCTTAAATAAAACCCATTTTGCTACCAACCTTACGATTGGTATTGTTCTCAAGTTGCTTGTTGAAGATTTCTGCGATACTGTAAGTGCCGCTTGCTTTCTTGTCGTATGTTGTGCCCAGTTTATCTGCAAGTTTTGATGCTTGCTCAACATTCAGTGGCGCAAAATTCAAAATGTCAAAACAACGACCTGGGCGAACCAGCGCAGGATCAACATCACGAATGGACGGCAAGTTTGTTGAGAAAATCAACTTCTTACCCTTTGTTGTCACAAGACCATCACCAACGTTCAGGAAGCGATGCATCATGGTGTTACCATCGCTACGCGCTTTCAAAAAGTTGTCGGAGTCTTCCAACACCATAACACCAGTTTCATCTTCAATGAATCTAGCGAACAGATAATCTTTTTCAAGAATGGCCGCATCATAAGTGACGATTGCGGATGAATTGCTGTGTGCAAGCAGTCCACGAATGAATGTTGTCTTACCTGTACCTGGTGGTCCAATCAACAACAAAATGTTTGCTTGTGATGCTAAGAAACGATCATAGTATGCCGCAAGTGTTTCTTCACCTAAGAATGGATACATTTCTTGCACAGGTAAACGCTCGGTGTTCAATGGAACGTTTACTGAATTACCATCACTTGAATATACCCACTCAATATATGATGTAACGATTTCAAAGTTTTGCTTCAAGAGAGTTTCAATCTCTTTATTGAAATCTGCATCACCATACATACGGGCCGTGATGGAATTTGCGCTTACATCATATCTAATGAAATTTTCATCATCGGTTATGATTAAACCATTAGTCTCAGACAACTCAATGATGTGATCGCCGTCAAACTCAGATTCAATAAACTCCGTCCACTTGCTACGATTGCCGTGCAATTTCAAGTCGCGGTTGAATGTTGACTTGTTCTTTTCACCACGCGCAACCAGAAGTTGGGAGTAGAGATAATCGCCGTAGTCGCTGGCTCCGATAAAGATTTTTTCGCTGCTCATAATATTTGAAGGTGTTTCCAGTGAATCCCAAGTCCAGCCATTGAAATGGCGCTTTTTTCTAATGCGTTTCGCTCTTGGGCGATATGTTATAGGTGGTCTTTGACCACCATCATTTCGCAATTCATTGATTAGTTGTTGTACACTTTTGCTCATTTTCTAACTGCGGCATACGTGATGCAAATTGCACCAGGATGAGTTTCATAAGAGCACTTCACTGCAAGTGGATCCATTCCTTTTGTAATTGCAGCTTCAATGTTCTTGGCCATGTTGTTGCGATCATTCATATTATACACTGTGATACCTGCAATGAATGCAACACAAACAATTGCAATGCAAACAACCACAGTAATCAGATCAAAATTTTTGGTAGACTCGCTCATATAAACTCCTTATTTCTGTCAATATTATCCCGCTTGCTTCGGTAGAAGATGTGACGACCAATTTTGTCAATCTTCTCCAATTTCCAGCCAGGGCTTACATAGTCTGCATGGTAATACGTTGCACCAGATGTAACATCTTCCATACGCTCAAAGTTGATGATCATATGCATCGCCAACTCTCTAATCTCATTATACAACGGAGTAGACTTGATTGTCAACCGTCTGTCGGTAAACTTGGAGTCAC